TCAACATTGGAAAGAATTCGTAAATACAAAATTATTGAAACAGAAAATCGCACATGGTATACGCTAGAGATACCAATGGAAGAAGAGTGGCCTGCTGGCGACCCATTTTCGCGCGATAAAGAAACACTCGTATTGCGTGCGACAAAAGAAGAGTACGATGCTGGACCCCGATGAGATGCTTGCCCGTTTTCGCGAGCGGGCAGAGGCAGTGAAAAAGCGTCCACTACCTCCGGTTGCTGGACCAGAACGCGCCAATTTTGTTAATCAAGCAAAAGTGGATTTTCAAGATTTTGCGATGATAGGTGACTGCGAAGCAATACTTGAAGATGGAATATTGATTCTCAAGTTAGACCTACGCAAGAAAGATTGACATGACTGAATATCCAGATTATTTACTACCAGTTCTTGAACGTATTAATCCAGAATATGGCGTTACCATTTCTTGCGATGAGGGCTGGTGGAGCCTCGTTGCATTGTGTGATAAAGAACTCTCTTCCGTTGACCCGCTTTATACAATTTTTCAAATTAAAGAGAAATTTGGTGGGCTTCGTTATTATTACAGTCCATCAAATCCGACGAATACAGAACAGATGGATAATATTATTCGTAAATATGAGAAAATCTGTGCAATGACATGCGAAGCAACAGGGAAGCATGGCTTATTGATGCGTCATGGTGTTAGTTTTCAACTCAAAACATTAAATGAATCTTTTATTGGACAAGGTTGGGAACCTCGTGCGAATAGTGATACAGTCATCGTTCGTGAGCAAGATTAATAAATTAAAGGAATTTAAATGACCCGCCAACGGATGTTTCTTGACATCTCATGCATTGATGCTGCACGTCAGCGCATCCGTCACGTCTACGACACCTTTGACACCGTTTGCGTACAATTCTCTGGAGGGAAAGACTCTAGTGCGGTCCTGTATCTTGCTAAGGAAATTCATGAAGAACGTGGACTCGGTCCAGTAAAAGTTATCTTTCGTGATGAAGAAATGGTAAGCCCCCTAGTCGTTGATTACGTCATGAAAGTTCGTGACTATGACTGGCTTGACCTAGAATGGTATTGCTTGCCCTATGGTGCTGAGGTTTGGGTTTTGGGTCAACGACAGTCAGTTATCCTTTGGGGCGAGAAGCGCATGAAGGAAGGGCGTCTAGTGCGAGAAATTCCGCCGTGGGCCATCACTGGGTATCACTTTGGTTTAACGCACTCAAAGCCTGTCCCTGAAGACGTTGACTACTACACGATGCAAGGCAAGAAGGGTAAGGTTGCTTTCTTGACTGGTGTTCGTGCCTCTGAGTCAATGATTCGTTACCGTTCGTGTGTTCAAAAACTTCACGAAAACTATATTGTCACCCCTTATCGTGGCAAAAAAGGTATGCCGTTAAAGTTTGCTAAAGTTATCTATGATTGGCAAATCAACGATGTTTTCAAGTTCTTAAGCGAAGAACATGGGGCCGACTACTGCGAGTACTACGACCTTGCCGCCTTGACGGGTTCTAATACTAGGGTTGGTATTCCGTTGCACTCAATTGCTATTCGTCGCATTGGAGACCTCGTTGCTACTGAGCCAGACTTCTATGACCGCCTGTACGAATGCTTTCCTCATATTGATGCGCAACGCAGATGGTGGCCAGATTACGACATTGAGAAGGTTATCGCTTCATATGCTGCATTAGGCTGGAATGGCGTGCGGGAAGCCATTGATTACTTCATGGTGGGTCCGACCAAGAAGAAGAGGGCACAGAGTTTTGCTGCAGAGTTTCGCAAGAAGCATGCCTTGGACCCTTACTCATATCCAATTGAGTGGTTGATTAGGAACATTATGTTGAATGAATTAGGAAATCGGGCAGTAACTCCGGTTGGTCCAAAAACTAGGGCGCATACGATGCGTCTTGCTGCAGTAAAGGATGATGTTGAGTTTTATGAAGATTGATTTTGTTAAAGAGGATGTTTTGGTTATTCCTGAGTGGAATGCTACTTATATTTTAAAACCAGATTTGATGAGTTTGGCTGACTCTATTGCTTCTTTTGGTATTTTATCACCACTTATTGTCCAACGCGAAGGGAATGTCGTCATTGACGGCAGCCAACGGCTTTTATTGATTCGCGGTAATAAGAATTTGGCTGATGCAATCATGAACGAAATACCAGTAAACTACGTTGACTGCGAGGAACTTGATGCCATGTTCCTGCATTTGCAGATAAACCGTGCACGGGGAGCAGCCGTAGCCAAAAAAATCTCCCATATTATTCGCACTCTGAAAAGGTCACGCAAATATAGTATTAAAGATTTTGAAAATCGTCTGTCTATGAAGTCAGTAGAACTAGAACTCATGCTTGATGGAACAATCATCAAACAACGCGATATCAAATCTCACAATTACTCTCGCGCGTGGGTGCCAGTAGAGGCACCACCAGGGACGATAGATAAAGCGCCAGCAATTATTGAAACTCCTCCAAACGCAGACCGTTAACACAAACCCTTAATACATGCTACAATTTTTTAGATTAAGTTTTTCAAGGAGCCCTTATGCCATTCCCAGATGCGAACGCAGATGAAGAAGCCGAAATTGGTGGACCTGGTCGAATTAAGCGCACCATAGCCGCTGGCGTCAATGCGCTTCGTAATACCCTCGGTGTTGGCCCTGCTCGTGCCAATCGACCCAGAAGAGCACGTCCACCAAGACCCAAGAGGGCTCGTCCTACTCGAACACGGAACCGTCGTCGATAACATACTATTAAGGTGACATAACATGCTTGTTACTACAAATGATTTAGTCACTTTTATGGACATTAGATTTTCTCTGCGTCAGCAAGATGCTGCAGAGATTGTTTTGGCTGGCCTGCAGAGTGAATTAGAAACATATCTTAGACGCCCAATAGAGTCAACTACTTTTATTGAGGAATATACGTTGCCTTCAGACTATGTCGGCATGCCAACTACTTCATTTTTCTATAACTCATCCTTGGACACCGCATATACTCCACTGACTTATTCTCAGCCACCAGCAACAATTCCACTGAGAAATTCTCCAGTTACTAGCGTAACTAGTGTTCGAATAAAGAGTTATGCATACCCTCCCGTATATATGGGAGAAGCAATGCTCCGTGAGGCAACAGTTACGGCGACATCCCAAGCCAGTACAAATGTTACCTATACGGCGGCTGCCCACAAATTTACGATTGGTCAACGTGTCTCTATCGTTGGTATGCTCCCAAATGCATACAACATAGCCTCCAAGGATATAACGGCAGTCACCGCTAGTACATTCACTGTAGGTAATATGCCAACCGCCATTGGAGCAATGACCCGAGGCGGGCAAGCCAAAGCAACAGGCAATGACTATATTGTTCGTAGATTTGGAATTGAACTATTTCGAGGTTTTGCCAACGATACCGTAGCCATTGAATATCAGGCTGGTTTAGATGGTGATGAAATTCCATTCTTTAAATTACTAATTCTTCGCGCTGCTACTCGTGAAATGCAAAACATGCATGATGACGTAGTTGGTGTAAAGGATTTGAACTCCCGAAACGTTGCCCCATTAGAGACCGGATTTACTGATAGGGAACTGGCTTCTGTCAGAAAATATCGTCGGGTTCGTGTGGCGTAATGGCTGGGGACCAATTAGTACAAATTAAGCCCACATTTGATGTCGATAATCTGGTTGATGCCGTACAGGGAATGCAGAAGAAGACAAAAGATTTTGGTCCTGTCTTTCATAAAATCCGAGCGGAATTAGAAGAAGTATGGGCAAATAACTTCATGACTAATGGTCTCCCATCTGGCGGATGGGCTCCACTTGACCCTGGTTACGCTTCATGGAAGTCTGTTCACTTTCCTGGAATGCCCCCAATGATTCGTAGTGGTAGATTGTTTAGTAGTTTAGGCAACCTGCGTGGAACGGTTAACGTTATTAGGGATAAGAGCGCAACATTCGGTACTCCTGTCAAATATGCCGAGTTTCATCAGTATGGGACAACGAAAATGCCTATGCGTAGAGTTGTTTTTGAACCTCTTGGCTCTAGTAAAGTATGGGCTGAATGGGCTGCTGAGCATATAGAAAAAGGCGCTAGGTAAGGTTTTTTATGACCATAGATTTAATGCATGGGCCACATTTCGCCAAGTCCTATATCAATGCTTATCTTTTAGGAGATATTCCTATACGTTTGATTGATTATCGGAATGGTTGGGGTATTGATGACATAACCCTCCCTACTCCTGTTTCTTACTTTGGTTATGAACCTTTAGCAATGGATGATTGGCCAACGATTATTACTGTAGTTATTTCAACTACGGGCTTTGAACGTATTGGCTGGGATAGAATTCACCCCATATACAGGGTTTCTTACAGTATGAGAACCTATACTTGGACAAGAACTGAAGGCCCTGAAGAAGCAACATTAATGCGAGATAGGCTCTCAACGGTTGTTCGTTCTTCATTGATGGACCATCCTGCCTTGGATGCTATTGACACGCGACAAACATTCCGTGTTGTCATTGATGAAGGTTCTATTCGGGAAGAATATTCTGACCTGACCCTCCTCAAGGGGGACAGGGTTCTGGCTGGGGCATATATTTCGTACGATTTACATATAGACGAAATTATTATGAGAGAGCCCAAGGGAACTGTTTCAGAGATTGATTTTGCGGCACAGTCGGTAGGGCCTCTAGAGAATCTGCCATATACATCGTAATTTACAATAAACTAATAATCTGTTTCTCTATTTAAAATAAGGAAGATTAGGTATAATACTCATATGGAAAAAAAATACTTTATCGAGAATCCCCATAACGAAGATTTTAAATCTTATGTCAATGATGGATATTTCATTGTTCGAAACAACAAAAAGACAATTTTGCGACTTCCTCCCGAGGGGTTTACTATCTTGCCATCTGGCTATGGTGCAATTAGTGAAATTGGTGAAGAAGTAGCGGATTTGATTCAAAGTGGCAAGATTTCCGTCTTTTTGCAACCAGCAGGCAAACAAAAAGACGAGGAAAGTAAGAAGTCAAACAAAAAGTCTGCAAAAATTGAAGATGAAGAAACAATTACAGAAACACAATTAGTTCAAGAACCTGTAATTGCCCAGGTCGAAGAAGAAGTTCATACTCCTTCTGAAGAAAATAAAATAGTTGAAACTGTACAAGACGAAGCATTAAACATTGTCTCAGAACCACAAAATTCTGATAGTCTATAATACAGTTCCGCTACGTATAAAGCAGTTTGGATACAATATGGTTATCGAAAAATTCGATTTCCTTTAGCAAAATAGGAAGGTCCTATGCCTGGTGTACAGATTTCAACAGCGGTGCGAACCGGCCCCACATCAACTACGGTTCGCGAATCTTCGCAAGCGTTTTTCGTTGGCATAGCCCAGCGCGGACCGACTGATACCGCAACCAAGATTAACTCAATGGAAGAATATACGTTGAACTATGGCGACTATGTCGCCAACGGTTACCTACATTCAACCGTGCAGTCATTCTTTGAAGAGGGTGGCTCGCAATGTTATGTTGCTCGTGCTATCAATGCAGATGCGACTACTGGCACATTATCTCTCCTTGATGGTCCGGCATACACTTTTTCAGGTACTAGCGTTACAGCGGCAGCAACTTACACTGGTGTTACTCAGAGTGCGACAAGTGGTTCTGGTACTGGTGCGGTGTTTACTATTACTAAAACTGGGTCAGGGACTGCATATAGCGGTGCTATCACAGTCACTGTCACTACTCCTGGTTCGGGTTATGCGATAGGTAATACGATTACTATTCCGGGCGCAAGCCTTGGTGGTACAACACCAACAAACAACCTGACTTTAACTGTTGCCTCAAGGAGTGCCATTATTCTTGATGCCATTGGTGATGGCATATGGAGCGATAACCTTGAAGCAAAAGTCGAGGCTGGTTCTATTGCCAACTCCCGCATAGTTAAACTTTATTATAACAATGTTTTAATTTTCTCTAGTGGTAATTGCACCACCAACAACCAAATTATTGGCAAAATTAACAGCAGCCTCACTGCCAGTAAGTATGTAGTCGCTTCGCTCGACAACTTATTAGCCGGAATCCCTGCAGCGATAGCCGAGACAGCCCTTGATGGCGGTGCCGACGGCACTACTCCAACCGCTGACGATTGCATCACTGCCCTCTCCCTTTTCTTGGACTCATACGGCTCTGGTGCGGTTGCATGTCCAGAATACACTGGCTCAACATCAAGTGTTGGTACAGTCCCCACAGCACTTATCGCACACGCCAATGCAAATAATCGTATCGCCATTCTTCACACCGATGATGGTCAAACAGCAGCACAAGCACAAGATACAGCAGAATACATAACTGGTGCAATTACCGATAACCTGGAACATGCAGCAATCTACTACCCATGGGTATACGCCCCATCTGGAACCCCAGGCGTCAACCGCCTCATCCCGCCGGACGGATATGCCGCAGGAGCACGTGCTCGTGCACATAATAACGTCGGTCAACACCAGCCAGGTGCAGGTATCACTTCTTCGGCGCGATACATTAGTGGCCTAGAAGCAGAAATTGGTAAAACTGATTCCGATACTCTGGACGAAGCCAAAGTTAACGTCATCCGCTTTATCAATAACAGCATCAGAATCTACGGCGCACGTTCATTGTCAGCCGATACCGACAACTTCCGCTACATCAACGCACAAGATGTTGTCAACCATGTCGTCGTTGAAGCAGAGCGAGCACTCGAAGATATCCTCTTCAGTGTCATCGATGGACGTAACCGTATCTTCGCTGAAGTTGAAGCACGACTTATCGGAATCCTTGAGCCGCTTCGCCTCAATGGTGCCCTGTATGAGGCATTTGACCAGTACGGCAACCGAGTTGACTGGGGATACACCGTCAAGTGTGACCCTTCATTGAACCCGCTGGCAAACTTGGCAAATGGTACCGTTACTGCACGCGTCGGACTTCGTGTCTCAAGTGTTGGAGACAGTATCGAAGTAAATATCGTAAAATCTAACCTCACCACCTCGGTAGTCTGATAGGAGAGTCATATGGCACGCAAGGTATCTCAGAGGCAGATTCAGGCAGAAATCAAACCGGTCAGTTCCACTGACCCGTCGTTTACTTCCTTTATCTTCCCACAAATTTCTGGTGGCGAAATTACCGCTTCAGTCGAGAAGATTTACGAAGGTGGGTCACGTTCACCAACCGTACTATGTGCACCTTTTGAAATTGGTGACATTACGTTGACCGCTCACTACGATGACGGTGTTAGAGAGGCTTCATCTCTTGCTAAGAAGTTGCAGACACTCCGCACCCTCGTTGGTCGTGCCTACTACGACATCAACGTCAAGGTTTATGACTGTGACATCGAAGTCAAGGGAACTGACCGCGTTTATTCGCAGGCTTTGCTTGTCGGCTTGACTGAACCCGATGGCGATTCGTCTTCTGGTGCACCAGCCACTTTTGCTCTTACTTTCGCAATCCAGAGCGTTTCGCCGGACTCTAGCGGAACTTCATCTATTGGTGCATAATAAATAACTTTTTTGTGAAAGTTACATTTTGACTGTTGTACCTATGCTAGTTTGCATCTTATGACAGAACAACTTTACTCAGAAGATACACCAGAATCGAAGAAGGCAGCCCCCAAGGGTGGCGCTAAGGAACTTACTGTTCTTGACCGTCTTCGTGAAACTATTACCAAGAAGATTGAGCGCCCTGTAGTTCGTTTGGCTGTGCCGGAACGCCCTGGTGTGAGTTTGCGTATTAGTCCTAATATTACTCAGCAGCAGATGCGTGCATGGCGTCGCAATTCTGGTGAGGATACTAAGGCTGGTATGGATGCAACTAAGTTTGCTGCTTATGTTGTCGGCCACACGACTGTTGGTATCTTGTTCAATGATGAAGAGGTTTATGATGAGGCCGGACATGGTTTGAACTTTGCTTCTGATGTTATTTTGGATATGACTGACTCTATTCGCCCTGTCCCTGATGCTGTCATCGCCCTTTTTGGTATTGAACCGCATGTTGAGGCTGCTGCTTTGTCTATTCTTGACGCTGCAGGTTTTTCTGATTCGGTTGAGACTGAGGACCCTACGAAGGAGTCGTAGACGACCTCGTAGACGACTCTTACGTTATTTCTGCTGCCAGATTGGCAGAATTATGGCATGTTAATCCTCTTGAACTTTTAGATGTCAGCGACGCTGAATGGTCTATACTTATAGCAAGTGCTAGAGTAATAGCACAAGACCGAGAAGAGCAGGAACGTAAATCAAAGAGGGGTAAGTAGCCTTTTTCTCTTGTTTTACTAGGAGTCGTTATGGCATCAGCAGAACTTAATGTTGACGTAGATGTCGATGGTGCATGGAAACTTAAAAAGTTAATCCACGACTTAAAAAAGGCTTCCAAGCAGGCTAAGGAAATAAAACTTGCTGATGTTGGTAAAGCCATGCAGGCAAGAACTAAGGCACTTGGGAAAGAATTAACTGACCAAACTAGAATTCATAAGAAACATTTTGACAACGTAGACAAAATGGTTAAAGCGGCTGGTGGGATGATACATAAGGGTATCGGCATGGCAGCAAAATTTGCCACTCTTCAAGTTGGTGCTCTTGGTGCCGCTCTAATGGTTGTTCATGCCGCATTTATTGCAGGTCAGGTTGCGATGAAAGCATGGAACTGGCTCATGAAGGCCGGTGCTGGCGCTATTGGTGCTCTCGCTACTGCTGCATCTATTGCTGCGGCGGCGATGAGAGAACATCAGGCGGCAATGTACGCCTACAAGGGTACAAACATGGGGGAATTCGGTAAGGGCATTAACCAAGTTCGAGTTCAAATGCGCATGATGCAAACAGATTCGCAGTTAGCAACGGTTGGTGCTGAAGGTTTGAATGCTGCTTTGGCAGAAATCTATAAGACTGGCAACTATAACGGCGGTACTCAGAAAATGCTGAAGTCCTTAATGGATTTTGGCTCTGCTGGCCAAGATGTTGCAAAGGGTGCTGCTGCTGCAGGAAAACTTATTGCGACAATGCAAGACCCTAAGGCAAATTTCAGTCAAATGAAGGAAGCAGCAAAGGCTCTAGGGCCCGCAATGGAGCAGGCTTTAACAAAATTAAATATAACTACCAAAGAAGGTCTTGCTAAGGCTATTAGCGACGGCAGTCTTGCTGCTGCCGGTGGAGTAACTGGACAATTCGATGCTGTTTCTGGGACTCTATTTAGTAAATTTAAAGCGTTCAAAACACAAGCGATTGCTTTGTTTGCTGACTTCGGTCAACCTTTGCTTGCTCCTGCCAAGAAAGCAATGGATGACATTCTTTTTTCTTTTAAGAGAACGTTTGTTCGTATTTCTGGAAGCCTTGCTTCTTTTAGTCAAGGTTCATTCTTTGATGGTCTAACCTCTGCGATTACAAAAATAGAAGATTTTTTTGTAAAGTTTGTTAATAACCATTTACCCAAAGCACAGGGCATGTTAAGTGATATGGGCAACTGGATGGAAAGATTCAAATCCGCTTGGGATATGGTTCTGAACAAATTACGTCCACTCATAGATGGTGCACGAGTTTTAGAAAAAATGTTTGGAAATATATTTAGAATTGTTGGCAAAGAATTAGCCGATGGTTTTGGGCATGTTAATGATTTGCTCGTAGCGAATCGAGATGATGTTGAAGCATTTGGTTCTAAAATTGGTAAACTTATTACCGTTTTGATGAAATATGGTAAAACTTTACGAGACATTTTCTTTGAAGCGTTGCCTTTTATTAACAAGATTATTGACGGCGTTACTGTTTTACTTGATGCAGTATTTTCGTTAACGGGCGCTATGCGTTCATTGTTTGGTGGTGGTTCATTTAGTTCTTTTCTGATGCTCGCTGGCGCTATCGTTGGTGGGCGTTCAATGAAGAAAACTATTGGCGGAACGATTTCTAAAGCGATACCCGTGCAAGACATTAAGGCAAATGTTGTTAATCTTAGTGGCGGTGTAGTAAATGGAACCCCCATGCATGGAACGACTGCTGGAGGTCAGACTACTGGCGCTGCTGTCAGGAATGCGAATGCTCTTGGTCAGACTGGCAGGGCTGGTTTGAACCCTGGCGCTACTTCTGGTAGTAGGTCTCAGCGTGGTGGCGTAGGGGCTCCTGGTAGCGGTATGAATGGGCCAAATAGTCCATTTGCGCAATATGCTGGCAATACTAGCGCTGCTGCTACTGCTGCTTCTGCTGGATTGGGCGGCAATGTTACCGGTAGTCGCGCAAAAAAACAAATTACTTATACACAAAGAAAGCAACGCAACGCCAAAATAGCAGCGGCAAAACAAGTACAAGCGACTCGCGCTGAACTTCTTGGGTTGCAAAATGGAACAATAACTCCAAAAACACATGCTCAGTGGGCTATGCAAGATAAGCAGTTTGTATATGGCGCAGATGGGGCTTTGCAATATGACGATAAAGGCAACCCTAAAATGGAGTGGAAACCTGGGGGTCGAAGAGCAAACCTAAAGCGCGCAGGCTACTCCACAGCCAACCTTTCTGATGCTCCTGGCGATACTTGGTCCAAAGACACAAAAATGGGACGATTCGGCACCGGTGTTAGAAACGCTCGCAGTAAATATTTTAGAGAACCACGCACTTCTGCTAGATATCAAAAACTTTTTGGTGATGGCAAGAACTTTAAAGGAAAACTCAATGGTGTTGGTGCTGGAATGGCATCAACGATGGGTCTTGGTTTGGCTTCACAATTCGCACCCAAAGAAATGCAAGGAGCATTGGCTTTAGGTTCAAGCCTCTCAGCAATTAACCCAATGCTTGGTATGGGTGTTGGTCTTGTTGGCGCTGGAATGCAAGCCAACAATCCTCTTGCGGGTGCGGCCATGGGTGCTGCTGGTGGTGCTGCATTGGGAGCAAAATTTGGTCCGTGGGGTGCTGCTATTGGTGGGCTTGGTGGTGCACTTGTTGGTGGCATTGGCTCATGGTGGAACAAAAACAAGAGGAAGAAACAAGAAGCCGCAAAAGTTGGTAAAGATATAGTCAAGCAGGCAACTGATGCCATGTTTGATGGAATGCGCGACACTCTACAAAATATTGGTACTATTGGTTTGACTTCGGAAAACATTAAGAAAACTATTGCGAATGCTTCACAACCAATTATTGATTTGCAGACCGCTGCTAAAGATGCGCTTAATTACATTAATAAAAATGGTAAAGATGCTTTTAAGGGTGAACTTCAACGTCAGTTCGATACAAAATCAGGTCCATTTGCCCAATTCCTACCCGACCAGGCTGCAGTTGACCAAGCGACTGGAGATATTGATAAATTTCTTAACACTATTCTTAGTCAAAGCGAAAATAATCAGAAAGTTCAAGGTTATATTACTGACAAATATGCATTGAAACTAAAACAACTTAGCAAGGCTATGGGCAAGAGTGAGGAAGATATTATTTCTTTGGCAAAAGAAACTAATACAAACCTTTTTGATGTTAAGCAAAGTTTTGCTGACACTATGGCTTCAATAACTAAGGGTTTAGCAGTTTCGCAAAAAGATATTAATAGTCTTTTTGGGGACCAGATGGGTGGCCTCATGGATAAATTAAGAATTGTTGGAGAGCAAGATAGGGCTCCCTCAATTCTGGATGAAATTGGTCGTTCGTTGTACGAAATGGGACAAGCGGGCCCTATTTCTGTTGGTGATGCTACAGACAAAATAAATGAGATGTTTTCTGCTTTTTCGCAGTTCTATGGCGGCAACAATCAGCAAGCATTCATGTCAATGATGGAGCAACTTGGCCCTAATGGTTTGGCATTCCAGCAAGAAAACGGTTATTTCTCTGACCCTAATGTCCAGGCTATATTTACGAGTGGGCCAATTGCTGAAATATTAAAACAAGCGGCTGCAGACAATTTAGTTACAACTGGTCAGGTTGGCATGGGGCAGGTTACTGCCGCCATGTCAAAATTGAAATCTGGTGGCATGGAGGGTTTTGGTGCCGTATTTGAATCTTTGCCTCAAATGTTTTCAAAGTTGGCACAAATTGACCCAGCGAAATATGATAACTTGCAAAAATTCTTGGACCCTACGCAACAGTCTGATTTACGTAAAGGTAAGGGCCTTAACGAGTTATCTGGTCAGGAAATACTTAATGTTATAAGTGACCAGATGGGACCTTTATTAACAGGAGAACTTACATTCAAAAAAATGGACGACTCTGTTGCTAATGTACAAACTGATTTAGAAAAATTGGGCATTAAGGCTGGTGAAGTTGCGACTGCATTTGATGCTGTTGTCAGTATACTTAACGAAATTGCCGGAGTAACCCCTAAAACAGATAAAACACATTCGGATACAAGAACTCCTCGTGGCGATACTGCCTCATCGCGTTTCAACGCCACATTCATGAAACATCAAGCATTGTCCTCTATGGTGACTGGCAAGCGTCAAATAACTTCTGGTGTACGTAATTTCAATTTAGGTTCCACTAACTCTGACCATGTGACTGGTGGGGCCTTGGACCTTGTTGGTCAGAACCTTGGACAGTATAAGTCTGCTGTTGAAGCCAATGGTGGGTTCGCTGAATTCCATGGTGTTAATGACGCTCGCCATCTTCATGTTGTTCCTAATGCTCGTGCTACTGGCGATACCTCTAGTGCTGTTTCTGTTGGTTCTGCCGGACAGGACGGTACTACGACTGCAGGGTCTACTAATAATTATTCAATTAATATTAATGGCTATAATAAGAATCCTCAACAGTTGGCTGCTGAAGTTCTTTCTCTCATCAAGGCTAACGAGCGCAGTATTACGGAGCGAAGGTAATGACTGCATGGCCGAAAAAAAATTATTCAGACGGTAGTCGTTATAAGGTTCCTTCACAGGGAGCGATAGGCTCATATTTGATTACTCCAGGTTATGGTCAACTTATCCGCCTAAAAGCCTCTGGTCTTGTAAAAAATGATGACTACCATCTAGGGGATACTATTACTAACACATTTACGGCATTTTATGTTGTTGAAATTTGGGTAGATGCAAGCAAGAAAAGTGAACCATTAGAGCGTTACGCTAAAGGTAAATATATTTATTGGCATCCCGAATACTATTGGGGCGCTTATTTATCCGAATACGATATTGCTTTATCCGATAGTCCAATGAACCAAATAGTATCGCCCGATACTATGGAAAGTAACAATCTTGTTGCTTCTGGGGTTATTAGTGCTGGACCATCTCCGGCCTTCAATGCAGGTACTTATCAGAACCCAATTCCTACCTTAACCTCACCAGGCACCTCTTTCGGTTCATCAGAAGATAGAAGGAATCTTGCTGGAAGGGTCGTTGTTGACGCTTATGGGGTCCATCTTTCAGCACCATTAGGGAAAACGCCAGACGAGACTATTAAAAATATTAAAACTGCTCTTCGTCCAGCATTGTTGAAAAAAGGCTACAGTTATGAAGATATTGAAGATTTATTGAAAAGTTACAAGTACAGTAGTGCCGTTGCTGGCAATGCATCAAACTCCAATCCTGCAGTCACTGGAGGCGGTGGAGGCGGTGGAGGCGGTGGAGGCGGCGGAGGCGGCGGAGGCGGTGGAGGCGGCGGAGGTAATTCCTATGTCTACATACCTTATGGGTTAGTTGAAAAACCCGTATTAACAAAAACGGTAACAGTACGTCTTGGTCGTTCATACGAGACGCCTAGAGCACTTTCTCATCTTCCTGGAGGAGATAAAGATATCTATCCGCAGATGATTCAATATTTGGCAAATCAGCCAGTCAGGTCTGCGGAAGATTTAAATCGTGGTATTCCACGCGATATGAATACTGCAGCAACTTCTAATTTTTCTTCTTTAAAATTTGTTTTCCCCTATATCCCTAGTGATGTTCAATATGCTTCGCTGTCGTCTGTATGGACTGAAATCCCTCGCGGATATAACTATCCTTTCTTGGACTGGTCGGCATTTCAACGAATGAAGGTTTCGTTTTCTTTAATTATTGCATCTACCAGGAAAGAACCTGGTGGTGCTATCGTCCCTGATGGTATTACTACTTCTGTTGATGAGCAACTCAATGTTTTGCGTATGATGTTTCAGACTAAGCAGCCGATTACTATTTATAATATGGATTCACTACTCACCAATACTAACGATGCTTTAAGCAAGAAGCCAACTCAATTTGTCATGACAGATTTAACTATTGAAGGAATCCGAAGACAAGAAGCACCGCCTCAGCACATTACTACCGCTCAAGTTAATGTTACTTTGTTGGAAATAGTTGTTGAAGAAGCGAGTATTATTAATATTGAACCGCCACATTTTGATGAAATTGTCCCCAAGAGAACAACCACTACAACCACTCCCATTGGACCAGATTTATGGACCCCAACTCTTCAACGTTCTGTTAGAGACACTATAGTTCTTCCGACTGGAACCCCGTAATGCCCCCCGTAGTTAACCCTAATCCATATCTTACAAGTAATTGGCCTGATAAATCTAAAGTTATAGTTGAGAAGCGTTTCCAAGACCCTGGGGTCCGTGGTGCGGGTGTTGGCTCTGGTGGTGGGAGCATGCGTGTAAGCATGATTGTAACAAAGCAACAAGATGCAGCCAGATACAGTACAGCAGATATAATGTATGACGTTAATTACTACACAACATTTACTTATAAAAATTCACCTTATAGTGTTAAAGAATTGGTTTTTTCTGGAACGTATGGACTTATGCCAGTAGGTGTTGGGACTGATGAATATGTTATCAAACGTCTATGGTCACCAGTTTTATATAATGCAACCTCGCCTAGTACGACATTGCCTAAACTTTTTTATTGCACTTCTGATATAAATGCCTCGCTAGGGACAGGATGGAAGTGGTACCTACAAAGTCGTTCTCCATATTCTGCAATTTCGCGCGCAACAATGGAAGCATGGTATTCGGGTAGTGGTTTAATAATTAGTGCAGGACCCAGAGATGACAAAAGTGCAGGACCCAGAGATGACAAAGATGAAGAACTCGATACCAACCCAAATAAACAGGGGTATATAGAAGTACCTGGGGTTGGAACGATATATGTGGGAGCATTATCATCGACTAACCCCTATGCGTTGACTGCCCTTATTAATAGAGGAATAACAAATCTTCTTTTATATAAAGGATATACACAAGCCCAAATTGATGAATATTTTAAAACCAGAAAATTGCCTACCCAACCAGGTAACAACAGCATCACTGGCTCGGGAACATCCGAATCTACCCCAACGCTCTCGTTTGTTGATTATGGTGAAGCGACAGTTTCGGTCAAAACAAGTAACGGATATAGCGAGATACCTCAAAGAACTCTTGAAAACAAACCATATATTTTTCAACGATATACGGATGGTAAGGGTGACCTTTATGAAAGAAAGTTTGCTTTCACCCATATACCACAAACAATTTCCTATACTCCTGGCGGTTCTGAATGGAATGAGATACCACGCTCTACTGACTCGCCACTAGTTGAATGGAACTCCTGGAATTTAACCAAGGTACAAATGTCTTTCATTATTGCCGGTAAAAGAAAAGAATCAGGAGGAGAAGTCCCTGATGGCATCGATATTGACGTTGAAGATGAACTGCAACTGTTACGGGCTATGGCAACCCTTCCTTTCCCTGTTACTATTTTTGGTTTAGATGATATTTTTGACTTACAATTACGGCAGGCGTCTATTACTGGGGTACCTTCGGAATGGGCTATTACGGATTTGAGTATTACAGCAAAAAGAAGAACTACTTTCACTCCTTCGCTCATATCTGTAGCGCAGGTAAGCCTGTCATTGACTGAGTATCCTATTGAAAAACAAAATATTTACAGGTTGCCTAAGTTGAAGATTCCTGGTACCCCGCCACCACCGCCGAATCCAGGTGGAGGCAATCCTTCTGGCCCTGATTTATGGACTCCTATTTTGCAGCCATCTGTACGAGATAGTATCGTTCTACCTACGGCAACGGGATAGTTATGACTGAAAACAATTTTACAACAGGGAAGGCTGATTGGGAGTTGAAGTTTGGCGACCTCAGTACTGGCATTATGGAAGAAATCAAAGCATCTATTATTTCCATAAATGTTAGTTACTCTATGAGTCTGGTTACACAACTTTCTGTAGAAATCATTGATACAAATTTTGATTTGCTCAGAAATAACTATTTTATAGTAGGACGAGATGTTCTTTATCGGACACAAACTCAGTTGGGCCAATTCGAAGGTGACAAAACTATGCTTGGCGCACCGACGGCATCAATTAGAAATGACAATAACTGGTTAGAACAACTACTAGAAATAGCATCCGTTGAAGTATCCCCAGGAAGCGGTTCGTCACCAATTATCAAATTAGAGTTACGCACTAAGGCTGTGCAACAAATGAAAAGAGATAAGCAGCCAGGAACAATCAAAGGTGATGGTGCTGATTTTATTATAGCAGCGGCACAAAAATATAAATTGAGGTACTCAGTTCAAAGAACAAGTAAAAATAAACAAATAACAAAAGCAAGCGGTGACCAGCAGGCAGACTCTACATGGACAGTTATGGATAGTCTTGCTAGCGAATCTAAATATTTACTCTTTGAATGCGATGGTGTTCTATTTTTTGTTTCTCCACATCGTCTAATTGGCAAGTGGGGCATATATCAAACGGAATTAGAATATATTGACCCACAGAACAATAAGCCATTCACTACAATTTTCAACTACATCCCTTTACGTTGGCCAAGAAATTTTTTAAACCAAAACTTTACTGACCTGGGTAATGCTTATCAACTTCATCAATGCCCTCAAGTCAGACAGTCAGAAGATGACCCGCTAGCAGCCGATGGCAGTGTCACTATCGACTATATTTCTGGTATGTCATTGCGTCCAGGTATGACTGTACTACTTTTTGGTATCCCCACTTTTGATGGTCGACCATTCCTTATTACGGAAGTTTCTTTTAATCATTTCAGTCGCGAACCAGTTAATATTAGTTTCGCTAGCCCTGAACGTCCTGATGGAAAAATCATTAATTATGAAGTTGGAAACATATTCCCATCCACAAACATTAGTGATACTTATCTGTATAACAGTGGAGGGTTGATTTAAATGGCAGACATTAGAGCAACTACCCCAGGGGCAAAAGGTTCCGCATATCCACTTCAACCAAACGCAACATATTTGGGTGAAGTCAAAATGGTTTATCCAGATAACACTGTTGGTATTTATGTTAAAAAACTTAGTTCAACGTTCAGTCGTTGCAAAGTAGTCGGTTCCCACATCCTCACCAAAGGTGACAAGGTGGTTTGCGGTTTACTAGATGGCTTGAAACAAGAATTAATTGTTTATGGACCCTATGGGATTGAGTCTGTTGGTGCGGGTGTAACGGTTAGTGATACCGCCCCAATTTCTCCTGCCGCGGGCGACTTATGGTACGAGTCTGATACTGCAATTATGTTTGTTCGCTACGATTCATACTGGGTGGAAGTTGGTAGCAACAAGGGAACCGCTGGCTTGACGGGCGCTACTGGTCCTACCGGCCCTTCAGGCGGTCCAACTGGCCCAACTGGCGTTACTGGTGCGACTGGACCTACTGGCATAACTGGCGCAACTGGACCTACTGGTGCCACTGGTCCTACGGGCGTCACTGGTGCCACGGGCGTTACTGGTGCCACGGGAACTACCGGAATTACCGGAGCGACGGGTCCTACTGGAATTACTGGAGCCACTGGTATCACGGGTGCAACCGGTCCTACGGGCCCCACTGGTGTTACGGGAACGACTGGAGCGACTGGACCAACTGGCGCTACTGGTGTCGGCGCTACCGGCGCTACTGGCCCAACAGGTGTAACTGGCCCCACTGGTACAACAGGGCCTACGGGCGCTACCGGCCCTTCGGGTGGTCCAACGGGTGCTACAGGACCTGCGGG